CCGTTAGTAACATTAATAGATTTGATTATTCCATCTAAAATAATCTTATCAATATTGCCGGTAGCGGTAATGTTAGCGTTACCCGTGGCTGTAGTACCGGCGTATTTAAATACACAGTTGCCGTTGATTTCTGAGCCAACGGTATGTACGGGCCCGGCGCCATTAGCAGTAAAACCTGACTGTGTAACAATATAAATGTTATTTAAAAAAGAATAGTACGTCCCCTGGGTAACTTGTTCAATACTTGACCAGTTGGTGGGATTGCTAAAAGGGGGGTCAATTACAACGTTAGCCGAAGAGTACCCCCCACCAATACTGGTAACGTTTGCTCTTACAATAAATCTAGGATCTTGATTGAGATAACCGTCCCCTTGAATGGTTGCAAATGCATAGGTATAGCCAGAGCCAGAAGTGTCTACTACTATATTTTTTATCTCACCATCAGAATAATACTGGCTTTTTAGAGATGTAATTACCGGTATTTGCGTTGTGGAAACAAATTTATTTCTTAAAGAAACTGGAACGGTATACATGTATTTCCATTTATACCCATCACTCGTTCTAAATGGCTCAACAACCGTTTCTGTAGGGTTAACTGTTGAAGTTAGGCCCCCGTTATTGTCAATACATTTATAGACATTAAAGTCAGCTGTCATTACGTAGAACTGCGCTGTTTGTAAATTAGCAGCACCAGAGTCGGCATAATTTAAGACTGCTACTGCATTGGCCCCTGTACCGTAGGTATCGGTAATAATTACGTTGGGTGCGACATTGTAGCCATAGCCCCCGTCAAGCAAGGTAAGGCTAACAATTTGCCCACCGCTTACAGAGGCGGTAACATTACCCCCCACTCCATTGCCCCCAGAAATAGTTACGTTTGGGGTAAGGGAGTAATTTGTTCCCCCGGAGATTAAATTAATTCCTATAATCTGATCAGTATAAAGATCGTCATACATATCATATACTGTACCACTGGTCCAATTTATTCTATCTATAACATAAGCAACATCAGTAGATTTAATTTCTTTAAAAAAAATTATATTTCTTCTAGTTTCTCTTTCATACTCAATACTATCTTTAGGGGAAGGAGGAAGGCTTTCATTTACCCAGGAAAGAGTAGAGCCAAGAAAATAATAATACTTGCTTGATCGTGTTAAAATATCACGATAAACAGAGTCAGCTACACTTTTAAAAAGTGCTGGTTTAAGTATTAAAGTTGGCATTTAAGTAACGGAAACGATCCAAGAGACCCCAACAACATCAGAAACACCTTTAGCAACCGCAGGGTACACTGTTCTACAAAGCATGGTCCCGGTTGCAGCACCGGATGTGTTAAAAATTCCAGCTTCTGTAAGAGTACCTGTACCTGTGCCGGCCGGAAAAGAAGCTGAGTAAGTAATTGTATTTGAAGAAGGTGTGCCGCCTGCTACCGTTAAAGCTACGCGAGCAATCTCCGTACCTAAGCCCGTATCACCAGAGGTAGCAGTAACGTTACCAGTACCAACGGCCATGTGGCTCATTACCGCGTCAGTGTTTGAGGCCATTCTACTTGTAATAAACGCCTTACCGGCAGTCACTACAAGATTGGAAACGGTAATGATTTCTTGTTTTCCGTCAGAAGTTGTTTTGGTAATAACAAGCTCACCTTTAAGCTTGATAACCTCGTTAACACAACTCATAAAATCTCCTAATTGTTATTCTTTATTTATACCACATCTTAAGGCGGATTAAGGACAACGGTAATAGAATCTGTAACCGTAATCATATCGTCTTTTAACAAATCTAATAATTTAAATGTATCGGTTAGTTCTGTTATAATCTCTATTTGATTTTCTAATGTATAATCAGCAAATAGTCTTGTTCCTGCTGGGTGCAATAATTCTAGCAAAGCTTTTTTATAATCAGATAACCTTTCCTCTACTCTTACTAAGTAAGAAAAGGGCTGGTAGTAGGCATTGTCTTGTAAGTAAATTTCATCGCTTATGAACCCGTTGTTTGTTTCATAATACCCGGGGTATTTTGCTTTACCCCCAACTCTTACAATCACTGAACCATCTACCGGGGTTCCTGTAATGGCGCCTGTATCGGAGGAGAAAGAACCTAAAACAGTGCCGACGTAAGATGCTTCAAAAGCGGTTGGGGCGTAGTCTGTTATATTAATAGTACCAAAGTCAACCAGACCAAGCATTCTATCAGTTACTAAAACACTATTAGGTGTAGAAATAGCATCCGTGCCTGTTACCGCTATTAAGGACTCTGCGGACAAATAAGCATAAAAATCTACGGAATAATTAAGACCAAAACCAAAAAGCTGAACTACTCTAAGACCGCCGGTCGGGGTAGTTTTAATTACTTTTAAAAGGGCACCAATACCATTACCTGAAGTAACGGAAAAAATATTACCCGGTTTAAAATTAGCTCCTGAGTCTACTATTTCTACGGCAATAGGCACACTCTCAACAACTCCCCTATAAGGATTACCTACTATTGGAATATTACCAAATTCAGCACCATATTCAATTACATCGCCTGGTTGGATGTTGAAATTTTTAGTATCGTCAATAAAAAATTCAAACGTATCAGGGCTTGTTTGAGGGATGTTATTAATTAATTCTACAACTTCTCTTTTTTTAAGAATTTGTAATTGTATTTTACTGGTAGGGGTAATAAGAGTTACAATTTGATTTTCTATATCAGCCGGGTCCCCTACAAGAGTTCTTAAAAATATAGAAGAGTTTCTTACCCAACGTCCGTCAGAAACTTTTAGTACTTGTCTGGAAGGATAAATTACATCTGATTTTTTATTAAATAAAAGCTTAAAAAAGAGTTCGTACGAACTTTCATTACCCTTATTATTATAAAGAGATTTAAGTTGCTTTACTGTAAACCTTTGATCCGAGGTAAGCGTTCTAGGTATTTTTTCCCCGTAAAGTTGCAAAAATCTTTCAATAAAAGAATTTATAGTAGTGTCTATATCATTATATGATCTTTGATTTTGAATGAGTTCTTGCGCATATTGATCCTGTTCCAGGTATTCATAGTAAGCTCTTAAGAAAGCAACAAAAGTGGTATAATCACTTCTGATGAACTCAGGAAGTTGATTTTGAAAAACCTTAGAAAGCTTTTGTTTTATTCTTGTTGTGGTCATACAGTAACTGCAGAAACTGATATAGTAATGCCTTGCTCTACGGATGCATCGGTATTTTTAATGCTGCTATCATAAGTTATTATCTCATTTCTCACTGGAACTATATCAAAACTTTCTCGCTGATATGTTGCGTAAAATTTTATATCAAAATAACCCGATGCAAAAGCTACAGGGGTAAATTTTTCTAAAGTTAAAATACCGGTAGCATAATCTATTTGACCGATATTAGTAATTTTTAATTCTGTAAGGGTATTGAAAATAGCTACCGTTCCTACCCCGTCATAATTAACAGGAGAGGGTGCAATATCTTTAATAATTACTGTTGTAGCAACCCCTGAAACATTTATAAAAAATCTTGATGATCTTAAATCTCCTGGGTGCACTCTTCCATTAAATTTAATTGTGTTTGCGGATTTAAAACTATTTTCCACATTAAGAATAGGTACTACCTCACGCATACCGGTAACATCAACGGTAGTACTTAAAATAGAGGAATCAACACCGCTTATAGTTTCTACAAGATCAGAAGCGTAGAAGCTTTTATCAAATTTATTTAAATAATTGTTAAAATAATCAACAATAGCGCTTCTAATTTGACTATTAATAGTAGAAGAGGTAGAGTCTGTTCTAACATTATCATACTTTACATTAACCTGTAAATTAACATATAAAAAGTTAGGATCTACAAATTCTGGATTTATAGTAAGTGTTTGTTTTTTATCTAAAAGAACATTTAAAATTTCATTTTTAGTAGCAAGCGGTATTGTAGCACCGTAGAAGGGCTTGGCCGAAATAAAAACTTTACCGTAAGTAGGAGGATCATTTTCCTCCCCACCCCACACTGTAATAGTTTCTATATCAGGATATG